AAGTGTTCTTATCTCTGCTGCTGTTTGGTCTGCTGTAGCACTAGCTTCTATTGCATTTAATTTAGAATGATCTGCGTCAGTAAAGACATTACTATCACTTGCAGCTTCTACTGCTGTTCTAATTTCTGCATTTGTTTGATCTCCTGTAGCTCCTTCTTCAATACCACCTAACTTATCAATAATCTCTTGTTGAGCAAATAATACTTGGTCACTATTGGCATCAAGGTCTGCTTCTGTAAGAACAGAACCATCTGCAAAATCTACCTTTTTAGCACTAATATTTGTATCTCGTTGAAATTTTATAGCAACACCATTACCAGGTTCATTACCAGAAGTAAATGTAATCTGGGTTGCACTTGTAAATGTGTAGTGTGTAGTAATAGTTTTTAATACACCACCTACAGTCACATCAACTTCTGCTTCTGAAAGATATGAGAAAGATATATTAAAAGGACCAGCAGACCCATTGCCAGTATGGTTTGTAAAGGATGCTGCTGTGTTAGTTGCCATGATTACTAAAAATTAGATAAATTCTTAATAGTTGATTGAATGGTTTTATTATTTATTTCTTCTATGTTATCAGCATATTTGCTAAATATCTCCTCATTCTCAGGTTTACCTAACCATTCTGCTCTTGCCTTTTGTTTGTAATCTGCTATTTCATTTTTTATTGCTCTTGATAATGCAGCCCTAGCATTATCTTGTACTCCTACCATGACTTCTTGATTAGTTGAATCTATATTTTCACCCATAGCTGTTTGATACAAGGCTTTATTTTCAGAACTATTTAATGTTTCATATAATTTAACAATAAGTCTTTTGCCATCAATCTTTGTATCAAAAGCTAAATACTTAACATAATCAGCATATTGTTTACTTGTAAGTTCAATACCACTTCCTTGGATTCCCTGTTTTCTAAAAAAGAATTTTTTGGGTGGTTGTAAAGATATATTCAAATCATTAATAACACTAAGAACATAATTATCTTTTGTAGTAGTAGCAGTAAAAGGATTTAAAACATCAAAGGTATCAGGTCCAAAACCACTAGGATATTCAACGACTGCACCTGTTAACCAATTTCTATCAGGTTCTAGATCGGCATTATAAAAAGGTATTGTTCGTGCAAGTTCATTTAAAGTTTGTCTAAGACCTGTAATCATGTCATCTGCTGGATAATATGTGGTATCAAGCTTTGTTTTATCTGTAGCTCTTTGAATTGATCTACCAAATCCAGAAACAGGATTAATAATATTAGCAGCCCTTCTTGCTAGTAAAGATTGCATTTTAAAAGGATTATGTATAGATTCTGCAAACTCAGTTAGTCCTCTTATATATGTTCTATCTGTTATGTTTCTACCAATTGCAACAGTAAGTGCAGTTGCAATATCATTTTTTTGTTGACTACCAATCTGCCCTTCTATATCTACAAAATCTGCAAGAAACATAAGAGTACCAGACCAAGGATCAAGTCTTTTAAAAGATATATAATTGTATTTTGGTTTACCGCTTTTAGTAATTATAGGTTGTCCATTATTATCTCTTACTAAAAATCTTATTGAGTATGGTTGCCAGCCTTCCGCTTTCTTTTGTTTTACTAGCTGTCTGTTTGCTTCTATTGCATCACCAAAGCCTACAGTATTAGGACCACCACCTGTTATAGCCATTTCTGCAAAAGGATTATCTATTTCTCTTGCCATTAAAGCTGCTGAGACTAAAAAACCACCACCTAGATACATTTCTCCTCTAGCTCTTGCAGCTACACTAGGATCGGTACTCTTAAGTGCTTGTCTATATTCTTGTAAAGCCAAGTTAACACCAGGAGTAAATCTTAACTGTGTTTTAAAAATATTTAAAGGTGTTCTGACAAAAGGAAATATCAACCTCCCATAAGGGTGACTTGCAAAATCTTGAATTTTTTTACCAAAAGAATCTTGTGGTAAGTCTTTTGTAAATGTTGCTTCGGTAGCATAGTCTTTAGCTTTCTTATATAAATCTCGAATACTTTTTGGTAATTTTTTTGTACTGCCAGTATCAACAATTTTAAATACTTTTTCTGATTGTTCTTGTATGTAATCAGTCAAATCAACTCCTTGCTTACCTTTTTTTATTCCTTGTTCCCAAGCTTCTGCCTTTACATAAGCTCTAAAATTAACTTGTTTTAAAAATTCGTCTTCTGTTATTAACATACGAGAACCAAAACCATTTATATTTCTAAAAGTGTTATAGATAGAAGGAATCCAAGCATCAGCTATAAATAAATCTACAAATGGTTTTACAGTTGCTTGCGTAACAACATTACTGTCTGCAAAATTTCTTACATCTTCTGCATTAATATTTCGTGAAACCCTTTGTGCATCTTGTATCATTGCACCTCTATCAAGAACATTTTCGTTTGCTTTAAATGCTTTACCTGCAATATTAAAAGCGTCACCTAAAGATTCAGCCATATAAATAAACTGTTTCCACCCTTTCACAAATTCATCTGTGTTAAATTCTGGTCTAAAAGTTAAATTAGAAGGTTGTTTTAATAATGATTTACCATAACCAATATTTTGATCTTTTCTAAAAACAATTTTTGCAGCACCAGCAGATTGTGTTAATGGCTTTATTAAAGTATTTAGACTTGTAGATAAGACGTTTACCACATGAGTAGGTGGACCACTAAGTATAGAGTTAATAAATATTTCATTAGTAAATTCTACTCCTTTAAGAAGTAATCCTTTCTTTACCATGCGTTTCATCACTTCTGGATTACCGCCTGCAATGTTTAAGTATTTAGTTAGTCTTGTCAAAGCCAAGGCTGCTTCTTGATCTCCTTGCTCTACAAGATCAAATATTTGATTAAAGGTTTGATCTATTTCGTCAATGCCTACATTCTCAACAAAGTCTCTATTTATTGAGTTTACATTCTCTGTACCTCTTGACCTTCTCCCAAAGTCTTTAGCTGTAGTTGTTGTCTCTCTTAAATCACCTGCAATTCTTCTAGCACCTAAAGATTGTGATGTTAATGATCCAACTCCTTTATTAAGATAAACAAGACCTTTTAATACTTTTACTTCTTCTAAAAACTGCGGTCTAATTTCATTTATTAAATCTACATTTTTTGTTGCTATGGCATTATGTAAGGCAGCAGACAAATTATAAACAGCTTCACCATTTTTATTCATCATCTGATTAACAGAAATACTTGTAGCTGGTAAGTATTTTTTGTTATTTATTATTTTGCCATTTTTAGTTTTTGTAAAAGGACCAAACTCTTGTAAGAAAAATCTAGCAGCTTCTAAAGCTTCTTTGTTTGTCTGTCTTTGAGAAGCAGCAAACATATCACCTAAAGATACAGACCTAGCCCATTGTCCTAGTTCGTCTGTGTCTCTAAAATATTCACTTATATTTAAAAGACTATCTCTCAAACTATTAATACCACCACCTGTAATGTTTGGATTAAATGTAGATTGTATTTTTTTACCTACTTCTGGTATTTGTGTTGTATCTCCTATTCCTTGTGCTTTTTTTGTTTCTAAAGGTTTTACTAAATCAATAACTTTTTCATCTAATAATTCGTTACCTGCTTCATCAATACCATAGTCTTTAAATTTTAATTTTCTTTTTGCTTCTAAAGTTTTCAAAACATTTGGTGCTAGTGGTGAATTTCTAAAACCTTTTAAGGCTACAGACAGACCTGTTAAAGCTTCACCTATTACTGCACCACCAAATGCTTTTCTTAATCTTGCTTCTATCGGAGATATATCATCATCTGCCTTAAATATTGAAGCTGGCATTTTAAATATATCTACAACTGGTTCTAACATCCCTTCGTAAGAATCAACCATGTTATAAAGGTTTTGTTCAAATGGATCTTCTACTACAAAATCAGTAAGAAAACCTGCAACAAGGTTTCTTGTCCAAGGGTTTTTTATTCCTTTAAGACCTTTGGTAAAGATACCCATAGGTAATAAAAACTGAGTTATGGCTTGTGGTATCTGATAAAATGCACCATCATCTTCTCTTTCAAAATAACTGTAATCAATGAGATCGTTATTGTCGTATGGATTGCCAGCTAGATAATCGTATATATCATCTGCAAATTCTACAGTTTCATTTATTGCTTTTAAAGGACCAGTAATAGCACCTCTTACGACTTGTGATGCTGCTGTTTTACCTATTTGTTCATTTGCCTGTTTTTGTTTTTCTTTTGCTTCATTTTGTATTCTTGATCTATTTTCAAGTATCTCTTCAAAACTTCTTTGGTTTCCTAAAAACTTATTATCAAAAAAATCTACTGTACCTGCATAACTTTTATTAAGAGTCTTATTTAAATTAGATAAAGGTTGTTCGTCAAATCTTTGAAACAAGGCATCTGTCTGAGGTGTCTCTACTTTTTTTTCTTCTTCCTCTTCGTTATTAAGAAGATTGTTAATATTGGAATCAGTCATGTTTAATCAAGAAATTGTTTGTATCTAGCGTCAGGAGCTTCAGTTTCTCCATCTTTAGAATAGACACCCCAGGCTAAATAACCATTACCTTTTTGTGCCTGTGTTTCATCAAACACTAATTTAGCAGCTATAGCATTAAGTACTGGATCATATAAAGCTTCATTATTATCTATACCAAGTTTAGGTTTTCTATCATCTCCTAATTCCATGCCTTTGTAGTTGTACATATTTATTTGAAATAAACCATAAGATTCTTCGGGTGCGTCTTTTGTCCCACCATAGAAAGCATCTACTTTGTTTAGTGATTCAGCCATAGCTATAGCAGTCATTATCTTTGCTTGTTCTTGCGTAAACCCTGCATTAAGTAATAGCTTATTTATTTGTTGTTTATCAAGAGGTTGTTTTTTATCTGTCTTAATTTTTATTTCTTGTCTTAATTTATTTAATTCTACTTCTGGTAATTTATTTTGTATTGTAGTTTGATTAGAAGCAATAGAATTACTTATTGGCATAATTAATTCTTGCCCTACTCTTATCATATCTGCATTGGTTATATTATTTGCATCCATGACAGCTTGTACTGTTGTACTGAATTGATCTGCCAACTGACTTAAAGTATCACCTTCTTGAACTTCAACTGTAGTAGGTGACTCTTCTTCACTTACATCACTAAAAGCACCAGCTTCTATATTGTCACCATCTATTAAAAGTTTCATTGGTTCATATACTTTTGCACCTTGATTTCCAAAACCATATTCGCCTGTCTGTAAAAATCTAATCATGCGATCTGCTTCTGATTTACCAGTTACGTTAGTTATAAACATTTTTTCTTTTTCTTTTTGTATCGCTGTTATAAGGTTATCTCTGTTCTCTTTTGTAATACCTCCCATGTTTTGCAATTCTGTGATCACTCTTTGTTCTGTTCTTGGTAATTCTTGATTACCAAAAAAACTTGTACTATTAGTATCAACACCTTCTGCATTTGTAGGCACACCTTCAAGACCACTTTCATTCTGATTTATTATTTCAGTATTAACATCATCTTGTGTTGCAGAAGGATCTACAAGTGTATTTAATTGATCAATAAGTTTTCCTTCGTATTTGGCTTGTAAGTCTAAGTATTTCTCTTCAAAACCTTGTGTACCAGCATCTTCATTTTGTAATCTCCATTCTCTAAATTCTGTTTTTAAATCTTCTGTATTTACTTTTATTAGTGAAAGCATCTGATCTTTTCGTATTGCTTTATATATTTTAAATTTATTATCTGTTTCTAATAATAGTTTTGATCTATTTTCATATCTAACAAAATATCCATTAAGAGGTTCTAAAATACCTTTGTCAACAGAACCAGTTAAGGTCATTAATTTATTTAATAACGTAAGATTTTTTTGAGTTTTAGGTGTTCTATCATCAAAAAACCAACCTATTGCTGCTGCTCTAGAGGAAGCTAAATCTTCATAAACATTACCTGAATAGATGTTTGCTTGAACTTGTGCATATCTTGATAATGTATCACCATCTAAAGCTGCTGCATTAGTTTCTATTGAAGCTGCTTTTTGTGGATTAGATCCCTTAATTCTTTCGAGTAAGTTTGCTGCTTCTTCTCCTTTATTTGCATTAAGTAAATCAACATATAATAATAAATTACTATTTAATTGTTCTTCTTTTATTCTTTTAGCTTCTGTTATTAATCGGCTATCTTTTTTAGCACTATAGTCTTCAACACCTTCTGTAAGTTTGTTTCTAGTAGAAATAAAATCTGGATGATTTGTAAGATTTAATTTACCACCAGCACCATAAGGAAAGAATTGTGCAAATCCAAACAGTTCTCTAGCAAGTTCTTCGTCACCTGTCTCATAACCTATCTCTTGTGCTTTGGCAGCCAAACTATCTAATATAGATTTATTAAGAGTTGATCTTTGAGTTTGAGTAAGACCTAATTTATTTACATCATTTTCAAAAGTTTCTATTTGGTTCATCATCAATAAAAATTTCTTTTTATTAAAACCATCTTTTTGACTTAGGCTAGCTGAATACATTTCAAGAACATTATTGGCAATATTTGTAGCTGACGCTTCTATATTTGTAAATTCAAGTTTTTGATTTTCTTTTAATGCAAACTCATTAATTTTATCTTTTGCGTCTATAAGATAAGGTAAAAACTTTTTAGTAAAAGTATCTTCATCAATATCACCAACAGCATCTATAACTTCATTTATCTGTCCACTTTCCCAATCTTTATATTCTTGAGAATCTAATGTAAAACTTGATAGTGGTTTGCCATCAATAGTTGTTGTGCGATAAGAATTTTTTAATTTTGTTTCTAGAGTACCACCTAAAATTTGTGCTTTACTTCTTCTGAAAGCTCGATCATAGAATATATTTCCACCAATCAATTCACCTGATTTTAATATTTTTGTAGTCTCCTTGAAATCATCTAACGAACCATCTAAGGCATCATTTATAGCTTTATTAGCTTCTTTCTTGGCTTCTTGTTCAATTCGTGTACCAATAAATTTTTGTAAGTTAGGATTTACTGCTTGTAGAACACTTGCTAATTCTTCTGCCCCTGTCTTTGGCAATACTCTTGGCGGTGCTACAAAAGTATCTACAGGACTAGCTGCTGATCTAAAGGCTGTACTTTGAAAACTTGAGGTCATGCGAGATTAGCAATAGAAGTGTAAGAATTAAGACCTGATGTGGCTACATTAAGCAGTACAGAACCTAATGAAGGTATCTGATTATATGCTTGATTTATATTACTTTGTAATTCATTACGTCTATTATCTCTTTGTGCAACAAAACCATCAACATTTCTTCTGTATTGTTTAGTTGCTGATTCAAGTGCTTGATTTATAGATTCTCTAGCATTTGCTGACTGTCTTTCTGCATCACGCAGTAGATAACCAACAGTAAGACCTGCTTGTTCTGATGCTATGGTACGACCTCTAGCTTGTAATCCTTCTATAGTTTTTGCTAAATTTTCTTGTGCTGACGAAGCTCTGGTTTCTTTTAGGTTATCTGCTAAAGCTTCTTGTTGTGCTGAGAAAGATTGTTCTGCTGATCTGTTTGCTATTAATGAAGATTGATATTGTTGATCGGCTGCTGCCCTCGCTGCATTTCTCTGTGCTAAACCACTAGCCAAACCAAGACCTAAAGACCCAAGAAAAAGTCCACCTTGAGTAGCAGTAAGTCCTAGTATAGGAACACACATTTAGGCAATCCTCAGAAATTCATAAAATGGTTTACTTTCTTTTCCATATTCTGCGTGATAATTAATAAAAGTAAACCCAAGACTTTTTAGCCATTTAATAGCTGTTGTATTCTCAGCATATACCATATTGTATAGTAAATTATAATTTTTCAATAGATCATCTACCCATTTCTTACCTTCTCTTACTAATTGTATTTTATATTTTTTATTACTAAACAACTCATCTGTTGTTATACACCATATACAACCATCACTTATTACACCACATAAACCCATTGGTTGATCTTCGTCACCAGCTATAGCTAAAACTTGTTGTCCATATAAATATGTTAGTCGTAGTGCATCTTCTGGTTCTTTGCCTGTCTGATAATAAGCTTCTATTTTATCCATCTCCCTCATGTTTTTACATACATGGTTAAGGTCATGTAAGTTTGCTTTTCTCAAATACCCCATTTAGACTCTACGACTTCTCATATAGAACATAGCTTCATATTCTGCACTTGATAACTGTGTTGGTAGGAAAGTGTCATTCTTAACATCTATATCTACTCTATCTGCCCTACTCATTATTGGTACTCTAAACGTACCTGTCTCTAGGTTTATCTGACCGATAGCAGCAGACGCAGCACCTAGCAGACGACCAGTAAATTTATGGGTACTTGTGTCTCTATTCTCAGGTGTTACCTCTACTTTAAAAAATCCAGTATCTTCAAATTTTATATAGAAATGATGCAGTTGCAATCTGCCACTAATAAATTCACTTCGTTGACCTGCACCTTCTGTCAGTCTTTGCTGACTAAATCTATAGTGCATTAAGAAAGGTTCACCAATAATAAATTTACTATTTCTAAAATCACCATTAGCTGTAATCGTAGATGTAGAACCATTCGTAGTGTTTGTTGACTGTATCAGTTGTCCAGATTTTAAGGTAACTGTATTACCTTGAGGATTTACAAAAGTGCTTGTCTCACCGCTTGCTAAATATCTACCAACAATATTCATATTGGCTCTTAGTCTATAAGGAACTGTAAAGGTACTTACATCTGTGCTTGCGTTATAAGCAACAGATACACCGCTTGTTGCTTCTGTAACTTTATGGTCTAAATGAAATTCAAAGTCTGAATTAGTTTCTCTAAACTCTGCTTCAAAAGGTATCTTTTCTAATGACGTACCATTTGCTTCTTCTACTA